ATAACCTGCTATGGCAAATGCTTGTGTGTATATAATTAAATCAAATTGAATAGTTATTACACAAATCCAAAAAGAAAGGCACACGTTGCAGTTAAATGGCTTAAAATCTAACCACGTTGGTAATTGAGTAAGACTAAAAAAGGAAGTAAACAACATTGCTATTCCTATGCAGTAAAATATTAAATCTATCATAATTCTATATCACTATTCCATTTTGAGCCAATAATTAATACTGGCACATTTTTTATTTGTTTTTGTTTGTTTTCTTCTAAAACTATACTTCCATTTTCTAATCCTTTTAAGTATAATTCTTCAAGTTCTTTTATTGTCATTAGTTTTTCTGTTTCTATCATAACTCTAAAATGCTTTTATATGCTTTGTAACGTGCTTCAGCTATTCGGTCAATGTGTTGAACTTGTACGTCTAAATATAATTGCTCGCTTAAATCTTCAATCATTGCAGTGTTTTCAATTAATTTCACCATGTGCTTATACCAATCGTTTTTATGCTTTACTACAAGACAATTTTTGCCATGCTTTAACATTGGCTCGTACGGATGAACATTTGATACTATGCAAGCCTTCTTTTTAAATCCGCTTTCAATTAGTTTTAGGTTTGATTTTAGCCTATTAAATCGGTTATCACGTAAAGGTATTAAACTTACATCTATTGTATCATAAAACTTTGCATATTCGTTTATAGTTGTGCTTGGATATGTTGCAAACTGTGATTCACTTGCTTTGCCTTTACATGATAGAACTCCTGCTATTGCCATTGATGTATCATCGTAATTACTATAACCACCATAAACTACTTGGAATTTACCTTTTAATCTATCTTCTGTGTAAAGTGAGTACAAACCATCGTGCATTAGTAACACATCTTCAAAGTGTGTTATTGAGCCACTCCAACCGAATTTAACTATGTCAAGTTTTCTATTAGTAAACTTGTACTGGTCTTCTTCAGGGTTTATTGCATTTGGTATTTCAAAAGCATTAGGTTGACTTGCTTCATACTTTAAAGTTCCTGATAAGTATTCGTGTGTAGTTGTTATTGCTTTTGCATAGTGTAGTGCTTGAAGTATTTTTGCTGCGTGGTTTTCTTGCTTTGCTGCTTCTTGTAATATATGCCAATTAGGTAATCTATAATCATCATCAATATCTAATACATAAGGCACGTTTGCATCTTTTAGTTTTCTTATTACATCGTTACCATTTACTCTACTTATAAATCGGTTTGCTATAATTATATCAAAGCCTTGCAGAAACTCTATTGTAGCTGTGTCTATTTCATTAATTTGATACATATCCACACTTTCCTTAAACATTTCTGCCAATCGTTTATGTGGCTGCAATAGTCGGTGATAGTCTACACCACTTATGTTAGGATAACTCGGTATGATTACAAGGATTTTCATTTGCAAATTTTTTTATTTTTTCTTTTACACTTCGTAATGCTGAATAACTAATGCCAGTTATTTTACTTATTTTTCGCATTGATTTATGTTCTGCATATAGTAACACGATTCTATTTTCAAACTCACTGCAGCCAAGCATAAAGTTTTCAATTTTCTTAAAGTCTAAATCGCTGTCATCTATTATTCTTTCGGATTCACTTTCTATAAATTCATCCATTGGAATTTCTTTTGCAAATAGTTTTCCTAACTTGCCATTGCGTGAAATAATGTTTTTAGCTACACAATAATACCAGAACTGTAAATAATTTAATGTGGGTAATCGGTCAGCAGGAATAGTTAATATCTGTTCAATTACTTCTTGGTAAATATCATCTGCATAATTTTGGTCTAACTTTCGGCAGGTGTCAAGGTATGCAGGGTTATTTAAAATTTCATTTACTATTTCAATGCGTTCCAAATTATTGCCATTATTGGCGCATCAAAGTTTACCCTATTGTTTTTTAAGTATTAAACAAGTTATCAACTAAAATTCTTTTAAGTTGTTTAATAATTTTATTTCACTTTCTAATTTCTTGATTCTTTCACTAAATATTATTTGATTGGTTTCAAGTTCCTGCACCTTTTGTCGATAGATTATACTTTCAAAATAATACTTGCCATATTGCTGTTGAATCAAGTAAAGTGTTTTAAGGTGCTTTTCTGCTGTTATCTTTCTTTCACCTTTACTTTGTATAACCTTTGCTTCAAAATCTTCTATAAACGATGTTAAATGCCATAGATTTATGTAATTAGGCTCACGTTGTATCATTAGATTTGTAAATCCACAATATTCATCCATAATCAATCGTAACTTTTTATAGTCGGCATTGCGAAGTTCGTTTAACTTATGCTGCTCTTCTTGGAATTGTTTTAGTTCGTTCATTAGAATGGTGCTGTATTAAATGGATTTTCTAAATTTATTGTTGATTGTATTTCTTTTGCAGATGCTTTGTATTTTTCTTTAAAGCCAGTATCAATAACATTTATTCTGCCATCAATTGTTTCACTGTAACATTTTTTTATCCAATCATAATCAAGTTTACATATTCCTGTATTACCAACTATTCTCGGTTTTACTTTTTGTATTATTATATCCACTTCGTTTCCTAATTGCATTCTACCATTTGTTTCTATGTACTCTCTATTTATGCAAATCATATTATATGCTTTTTGAATCCATGCTGCACCACCATCAATTTCATAAGGTGTAGGTGCTTTTGGTAGTTCTCCATTCTTTATTCCTATTGGGTTCTTTGCGTGGCATATTAAGAATGAATGTATTTTTTGACTTGCTGCAAGTTTATTCCACTTTGGTAGTTTACGTTTTAAATAATCTGAAACATTAGTATAATTTTCGTGTTCAATATCATTCCAATTATCTATTGTGCTTGTGTGAATACCATAATCTTTTTTGCAATCCTTTACTAATTTTATATATTCATCAAAATTTAAACCTTTTTCATCAGTATCTTCAGCTACTATAAAATGTTCCTGCACGAATGGTTGTACTCGGTAATATTCTGCTTCACTTATGTAATTATGATATCGCTTATCAAAGGTTTTACCTGTTAATCCATGTATGATAGCTGCGTAAATATCTTCACTTGAACCACTTTCAGGGCTATAAATTAAATGTTTTCTGCCATACTTTACACTTAATGAAATAAGTAATTGAAATAAGAACTCTGTTTTACCCATTTTAGGGTATCCGTAAATAATTGTAGTGCCAACAGGTTTTACTCGGTAAAAAGGATTTAAAGTTTGAAAGCCAGTATCTAATAATTCATCTGAACTATTTTCTCTTAAATGTAAAATTTTATCATTTACATCAAATAATCTTTTTATAGTAGCCATTAGTAAATAATTATTTTAGTCTTGGTTTCAGTTGGTGCAGATAAGTATAAAGCTAATTTGTCGGCACGTGATATAAATTCGGGTGTTAAGTATTTAGGATTTTCAATATGGAACTTATCTTTGCTGCAATTTATTACTGCTTTGCAAATATCTTCTTTTGTGTAACCTTCTTTTATTCGTGCTTTAAAACTTTTTTTAGTAGCTTCAGGTATTGATTTAAAATTTCTATTTGTAGTTTTATTAAACCAATCTAAAAATAAATCAAAATTAAAATCTATATTGTTTATTTGTTCTATTGTTTCTTGTTTATCTATACTACCATTGCTTTGCCCATTGCTTTCTATTTGCTTTGCCCTATGCTTTATGAATGCTTTATCAAGTGCTTTGCCGTTTTTTGGCATAGCATAATTGATGCTAATTATATTTGCAGAGTATTGATTTCTTGATTTTTCAACTAATATAAAAAAACCCCAATCAACTAAATCATTAAAGTATTTAATATAGGTTTGATATTTTTTTATACCAAGTGCATCCATTACCATTTGTGTAGGGAATCCAAATTTAGTTTTACCTCCTAATCTATTTTGATGCTCTGTTGCAAAAAAGAAAATTGCAATATGACTTGGATTTATTTTTTCAGGATTCTCAAATGCCCAATCAAAAAAGTTTCTTGATAGTTCGTAGCCAGTTAATTTATTTTCCATTATTATTTCTATAATCAATGTATATACTTCCTTTTGCTGAATTGCAACTATGACATAAAGTTTGTAAGTTAAATAATACATTTTCACCACCTTTTGAAATAGGCATTATATGGTCAATACATAATTTATTATTTGATTTACATTTTAAACATTTATATTTATCTCTTTTAAAAATAAATTCTCTTATGTTTTTTTTGCCAATAAATTTTTGTGCTACTATTCTTGGATTTAAAGCATTAAGGTCTTTAATTTTTTTATGGTTATTATGATAATGTTTTATTAAATTTCCTACAAAAATATAAAATTCATTATTTTCATAACCTAAATTTTTTAATTTTAACAAAGCATTATTTACTTTATTATAACCATACTTATCTAAATAAGTTAAACCGTAATCCTCATTAAAACGGTAAGGTGCATTTTCTAAAACTGATTGCCAGTATTTTATTTCAGCCATATTTCCTAAAACGACAAAACCCCAAGCAGGTCGAATCTACTTGGGGAGTTTGCCTATATTTAACTTTTGGAAAATTAATAATAGATGGCTAAATGGATTCGACCTCATTTAACTCTTGCAAATATAAAGGTATTATTTAAATTTAAAACACATAATGCTAACAATTTATTATTTTATTAAAGTCTATTACTATTCGGTTATATTTCTCAATTACCAGTTTATCGTAGCTTAATAAACTATCAATAGTCTTGATTCCATGAATTACTGTTGTATGGTCTTTGCCATATC